GATGTAAAAGATTCCTTTATTTGTGTCCGGCGAATGTTTGATTGGCAGTACCAAACATTCATTCTGACCTATTGGCAGATTTTGGACGCGCCATTGACTCCAAGATTGATCAGAACTGTTGTTGATTCCGAAACGATTCGATTGAATGGGCTGGTTTCTAGAGGGTATCTTCTGGGGTCCTCTGTGAAATTCCTGGAATCTGAGAATCCCAGAACGGATCTGCTGCGGGGCATCTTTAGAATCCATTCTTGCATTACGCCGCCTGTGCCGGCTCAAAAGATTGAAGATATTCTGGAATATGATGTCAATAACTTCCAGAAACTTTTTGCTTAAGGAGGTGAACTCATGAGCGTGAATGTAATTCCTGAAGTCATCAACGATATGCGGGTCTACCTAGATGGTGCGGATGACATGATTGGTTGCAAAGAATTTAAGCTGCCCGAACTCGCGGCATTGACAGCCGACGTGGAAGGCATTGGTATTGCTGGGAAAATCGAAGCACCAATTGAAGGTCACTTCGATAGCCTCGAAGCAGAGTTGACTTGGCAGCTTCCCACAAAGACCAGCACCCGCCTGGTAGCTGGTACCACGGTTAGCCTGGACGCCTATGCAGATCTGCAAAGCTACGATGGCGGAGCGAGCGCCTATGCACATGATTCCTATCATGTTGTGATTCGGGGGCGGGTGAAATCCCATGACCCTGGTACGCTAAAAGCAGGGGAAGCCATGGAAAGCAAAACCACCATTGAGTGCCACTATATCAAGATTAGCATCGGTGACTCCGAATTGTGCGAGATTGATAAGTTTGGCTTCAAGTCTGTTGTTGGCGGCGTGGATCTCTTGGAACAGGTTCGCAGAAACATTGGGATGTAAGGGAGGAATCTTAGATGGCAAAAAAAGAATTGGATACGGTGCAAAACAGTGCCGCAGAAGTTGAAGAGAATGTGGTCGTGCTGCACAAACCCTTGGCTGATGGTACAGACAAGTTGGTGCTAGATTTTGAGCGCATCAATGGTCGTACACTCATTAGCTGTGAGAAACAGGCCAGAAAGCTGGACCCCGCTATTACGGTTCTTGTTTTATCCCAGGTGTATCAGGCTCTGGTGGCGGGGGCTGCCACCAACTTGAAATACGATGAAGTATTGAACCTCTCTGGCAAGGACTTCACGGCCCTGTGCCTGAAGGCACAAGGTTTTTTGCTCCAATAAGACTGATTGTCGAGGAAATCAGGGTATCCTGCTTGAGACTGGCTAAATACAGTCAGTCTCCGCTGGGATACTTTTTGGGACTTTCCTTGACTGATTTGTGTGGATGGATTGCGGTCGTCAACCGCGAGATAGAAGCAGAAGAGGAAGCATGTAAAAAGCAAAAAAAATAAGCCTATCGGGGATGATAGGCTTTTTTCTATATTGGAAAGTTAGGGTAAGCGTTTCGGGTCAAGGTGAAGATCGGTGCGGATGGGACCGTTAGGATGGGCGGCGTAAAAATCATCCATTAGTTTCTTTTCCCAAGCCATACTTTTAGCACAGTAATCTTGTACTTCTTTTACCTTTTTTTCTATTTCGAGTTGATGCTTTTTTAAGGCTTCAATCTCCTTTTGGCATTCAAGCTCCGTAAGATTAGGTTGATCAGCTAGAGCAGATAGAATCAAAGAATCGAAGAATCCCATAGTCTTCGCCCCCTTTTTTATTAATTATACCACAGTCAAAGGTGGTGAAAAAGAATGTCCGGAAAACTTATGGAGCTGGCAATAGCTATTAGAGGAAAACTAGACAGCTCCTTACCAGCTTCAGTTAAAGAAACCAACGAAAATATCAATAGATTAAGTGGCAACCTTAAACAATTACAAGATATCAGCGCTAAGGCAGGGGCGTGGAAAGCTGCAGCTGGTCAAGTGCGTCTATATAAACGTGAGTTGGCTGAGGCTCAAAGGGAAGCTTCCAAAACATCAGAAGCCCTAAAAATATCGGGGAATAAGAGTTCTCAAGCAGCAAATGCTTATAAGACTGCTCAAAGAAATGCAAAACAAATGGCAACTTCTCTGCATGAAAGTAGAGGACTTTTGGTATCACTAAGTGCAGAACTGCAAGCGGCTGGATTTAATACGAAAGATTTTGCGGAAAGCGAAACCAACCTTAAAAATCAGATTGCGGCCACAAATAAAGCTTTGGAACAGCAAAAACAGCTTAGTTCCCGAGCAGTTGAAAGACAGGATAATCTCAAGGCGGCTAAAAGTGGTTATTCTAAAGCAAAGCAAGGGTTGATGCAATCCTTTGCCAACTTTAGTGGCGGGGTGATGATGGCTAAAAGTCTTGCCGCGCCTCTGGTAGAAGCAGTTCAAGTGGCTGCCAATTTTGAACAGGCCATGTCCAAGGTACAGGCGATTACCAATGCTGATGAAGCCGATACGAAGAAATTAGCCACAACTGCGAGGGACTTAGGCGCAAAAACGAAGTTTTCTGCAACACAGGCAGCTGAAGCCATGAGCTATTTAGGGATGGCGGGGTGGAAGACTGACCAAATCATTGCAGGTATGCCAGGTCTTTTGAATCTCGCTGCAGCGTCTGGGGCGGATCTTGCTCAAACAGCAGATATCGTTTCCGATGATCTGACAGCATTTGGTATGCAGGCCAATCAAGCAGGGCACATGGCTGACGTAATGGCAGCGGCATCCACTAATGCTAACACGAATGTGGTGCTGATGGGCGCTACCTTTAAATACGCCGGCGCCGTTGCAGGTGCCCTGGGCTACAGCTTGGAAGATGTGGCGCTAGCAACTGGTCTGATGGCTAACGCAGGCATCAAGGGAGAGCAGGCAGGTACATCTTTAAGATCTATGATGTCCAGGATGACTGCTCCTACCAAACAGGTCCAAGCTGCCATGGATAAATTAGGGTTAACTGTCAAAAACTCCGACGGCAGCATGAAGCCCTTTGGTCAGACGATGCAGGAACTGAGGGCGAAATTTGCGGGCATGAGCGACAGCGAAAAAGCCCAGTATGCGTCCATGATTGCAGGGCAGGAAGCAATGAGTGGTTTTTTGGCCATTGTCAATGCATCGGATAGTGATTTTGCAAAACTGAGCAATGCAGTGAATCATGCCGATGGAGCGGCCGCTAAGATGGCAAAAACGATGAATCAGAATGCTCAAGGCGCACTGGTCCAACTGCAGTCCGCAACAGAGTCCGCACAGATTTCTGTGGGCAATGTGTTCCTGCCTATTTTGGCCAAGGTAGCGACGTATGTTGCTGGGGTTGCGGGGAGTTTTGCGAAATGGGCGGAAGAACATCCGCGTCTCGTAACGGCGTTAGCCGCTGTTGCTGGTGCGGTTGCTGCGGTGCTGCTAGGACTGCTTGCGTTTAGCGTGGCCGTATCCACGGTTAAATATGTAGTCGCAAGCATTAAGCTTTTTAAGGCAGCAATGCAAGGCGCTCAGATTGCTACGAAAGTCATGGCAGGAGCTCAGGCGGCCCTTAATTTTGTCATGAGCATGAACCCCATTGCTCTTGTGATTATAGGCGTAATGGCACTCATTGCGGCGCTTATTTATCTATACAACAATAGTGAAACGGTTCGAAACTTTATTGACTGGGCGGCACAGAGTATTGCGACGGCATGGAATACGGCAGTAACCTCAATATCTGAAACCGTAGCAGAGGCAGCCGTTTGGATCTCAAGTCAGTGGCAGTATATCTGCGATACGGCGGACAGTGCCTGGAATGCAATCACAAGTACAATTCAAAGCGTATGGGAGACTGTTTACAGCGTCGTGGATGAAGGCGTTCAATGGGTGCAGAACAAATGGGAACAGCTAAAAGGAGTGTTCAGTTCACCTATCACGACTGCGATTAAATTCATTACGTCCAGCTCTTCCAATGAAAACCCCGACAGGAATGCCTATGGTGGCCTTATTACCAGGCCTACATTGAGCTGGGTGGGGGAAGCCGGAGACCCGGAAATGATAGTCCCGATCAACCGGACACAGAATGCCATGCGTTTGTGGCAAAGCGCTGGGCAGATGCTTGGTGTGGAGGCTTTGCAACCGGTCAGAGATCCGGCACCGCTCCTTGGAAGCAGAGGAACTGGCGTAACAGTGAACTTCGCTCCAACTATCCAAGTGTCGGGGGGAGCCACAACTGCGGATCAGATTCGAACTGTACTGCGGGAACAGGAAGCTCAATTTGAGGCGAAATTCCGCCGGCTGTATCAGGAGATGGTGCAGCGGGAAAGGAGGTTGTCTTTTGATTAAAAGGTATACAACAATCCAAGGTGATATGTGGGACTTTATTGCGTTTAAGATCTATGGCAGTGAACGCTTTATGGATGCTCTTTTGGAGGCGAATCCGGATCATGCTGAAACGATTGTTCTTCCAGCAGGAATCGAGCTTGATTGCCCAGAAGTGAGTAGGAATGCCCCCCGCTTTCTGCCGCCTTGGAAGGAGGGGTGAGGGTGTCTTTTGTTGCAAGTGCAGTTGAAAGAATGATGGGCACTCTCCCAGGAGGGTCTAGCTTAGCCTATCGCACCTGGTGCGAAGTCCTCTATACGCCGAAAGGTAGCAATGAGAGCAAGGATATTTCAGAAGAGATTAGTAAATATTTATTGAGCTTGGATTATACCGACAACATCGAAGGGCAGGCAGATGATCTAAGTCTTACATTAGAAGATCGTGCCCAACTTTGGACGTCTGATTGGTATCCGCAACGAGGGTCCAAATTAGATGTTACGATTTATACCTTGAATCGGGGTCGCCTAGATGAGGGTTTAAAATCTTTGTTTTTAGGCAGTTTTGAAGTCGATGAGATAGAAATCAAAATGGCACCAGCGACGGTTCAGATCAAGGCTGTAGGTGTGACCTTCGAAAGCAGTCTGCGCGGCGAAAAGAAGAACCGGACTTGGGAAAAGATTACGGTCAAGAAATGCTGCGAAGATATTGCTGCGGGAAATGGGTTGACGCTTGATTGGTATTGTGAAAATAATCCTCCCTTGGATCACGTCGAACAGTCCGATGAATCAGACCTTGAATTCTTGAAAAAAGTGGTCAAAGATGCGGGACTTTGCCTGAAGGTAGACCTGAAGAAATTGACGGTTTTTGATGAGCAGCAACAGGAAAAGGGATATGCCAAACTCTTTTTCTTGCATCCAGGGCTTGAGCAGCTAGCTCAAAAGATTCAGGATGGAACGGACGGGCCGAGATATATTTATTCGTTCGCCGATTACCAGCTGAAGGCGAAAACGAGAGACGTTTACAGGGCTTGCCATGTGAAATATAAAAAGGGTAAGGAGAAGGCCGTTATTGAGGCTACTTTCGTCGATCCCAGTAAAAAAGAGGGCCAAACCCTAGACGTCAGTGAGCAATGTGAGACAGTCGCAGAAGCTGAACGCTTAGCCCGAAAGAAACTGAGAGAGAAGAACAAGGAAGAAGTTACTGCAGCCTTTAATCTTACTGGTGATACGATTTATGCCGCAGGTCAATTAGTACAGCTGCAGCACTTTGGAGTTTTTGATGGGAAGTACATCATCACGCGCGTTGCGCTGAGGCTCGGAGGCGGCTTTACTGCCAGCCTTGATTTAAGGAGGTGTCTTGATGGATACTAAGCGGCTCCTGGAAGGGATGTTCTATATCGGAGAGGTAAGCTCATTAGAACCTCAGACCGGAATGGTAAGAGTCGTTCGGTCCGATAAAGAAAACAAGGTGTCTGGAGAACTCTTCGTCATTCAAAGGGGGTCCAGCCGAAGTAAAGACTATTGGATGCCTGCGGTGGGTGATCAGGTGCTCTGTTTGCAGCTGCCGAATTTTTCAGGAAAAGGAACAGGAGATGGTTTTATCCTGGGAACGTTTTACAGCCAAGCGGACACGCCGCCAGCTGGAGCATCCGCAGATACCAGGGTGCTAAGTCATCCAGGGGACATGGTCCTCAATGTTGGAGGAACGCTGACCATCCATGCCGGTTCCTTGGACGTTCAAGGCGCGGGGGATGTGGTGGCTAGTGGAATTTCCCTGACGGGCCATGTTCATGGAGGGGTTGTATCTGGCGGAAGCACTACTAGTGGTCCTCAATAAATCAATGAGAAGGTGAAATGATGTACATCGGATATATGGGTCCTGTTGTTTTCTTGGCATCGTCTACTTATACACTGACTCCTTCCAGGATGGGACAGGAAGGGGAAGGAAGATGGGCCGACCATGATCTTATCCATTACAAGCCGGTCAGTGAATTTCTTGGGCCTGGGCTGCAGTCCCTTGCCTTCGATTTGATACTATCCAGACAGTACGGGGTAGATCCTGACGGCGCGGTGAAATTGCTCCGCCAAATGAGGGATACGGGAGTTGTCTTCCCCCTTATTATTGGCGGGCACCCTATCAGCCAAACCTATTGGCGACTAATGAGTATGTCGGAGAATGATAACTATTATGGGCCAACTGGGAATCGCATATGGTGCAAGCTGCACGTGCAGCTAAAGGAATACAGCGTGGATAACTATACAGAAGAGCAATCCAAGGTTGATTTGTATGGATCCATCGGGAATGTCCTGGCTACAGTCTTTTAAAGGAGGGATGACCTATGGCGCAAACATATAGGGTGGATGGACGTCCTGCGGCAACCATCGACTTTAACCCCTCCACCTTGGTAACTGAAGTGCTGCAGAACGTAAAGACAATCTTATCTACGGTGAAATACTCAGTGCCACTTGATCGAGGTTTTGGAATTGGTGGGGATGCAGTTGATATGCCTATGCAGCAGGCGGCGGCTATGCTGAGTGGAGAAATCTTTGCTGCAATACGAAGATATGAGCCTCGCGCCATGATTCAATCCATCAAGTTTTCTGGGGATGAATCTGGAAAGCTAATTCCAATTTTGGAGGTGAGAATTGTTGGAACTGAATAAAATAGCTGACGTAGGCTTTGCAGATTATGATGAAGAACGCATTAAACATGCCGTGATAGACGCCTATCAGAAAATAGCCGGACGAACACTTGCCAAAGGTGATCCGATACGGCTAATTTTATTATCCATCGCGGCCATTATCATTGAGCAGCGATATTTGATTAACCAGACCGGAAAGATGAACCTGCTAGCTTATGCCAAAGGAAACTATTTGGACCATCTAGGCGCTTTGTTTGATGTGGAACGAATTCCAGCTAAAGCCGCAAGGGTAACCGTGAAATACACGCTGTCTACGGCTGCTGTTAATGGCGCCTATATTATCCCAAAAGGGACCCGGGTGACAGACCAAGCCGGGGCCATCTATTTTGCGGTTGATGAGGCTACGGAAATCTCCGTTGGAGAAATGTCATGCTTGGTACACTGCACCTGCACACAGGTTGGAGAAGTGGGCAATGGATTTCTTGTGGGAAGCCTATCGCGTCAAGTTGATCCTCTGCCATTTGTGGCATCTGTTTCCAATACGACTGTCAGCGCAGGAGGCGGGGATACAGAAGGGGATGATGCCTATCGAAATCGCATCCACGAAGCCCCTGAGTCTTTTTCCGATGCAGGTTCTTACGGGGCGTATGCCTTCTTTGCAAAAAGCGCTAATACAAATATTATCGACGTGAATATTTCTTCCCCTGCTGCTGGCGAGGTGCTTCTAGTGCCGTTGCTAGCTGGAGGTATTTTACCAGAACAAGAGATACTGGATGAAGTCCTGAAGGTGTGCAGCGCAGAAAAGGTTCGGCCCCTAACGGATAAGGTGACTGTCAAGGCGCCTACTGTTGTGTCTTATGATATCAACGCGTCTTATTATATCCTAACTGACGATAAAGCACAGGGAACGGCCATTCAGGAAGCGGTGACCAATGCTGTTAGCCAATACGTGATGTGGCAGAAATCAAAATTGGGGCGTGATATCGATCCCTCTAAACTGTATGAACTCATGGTACAAGCTGGAGCTCGAAAGGTTACGGTGACGGCTCCAGTCATCAAGCAGCTGCAGCGAACTGAACTGGCAGTGGCAGAAGACGTAACGGTGACATTTTTAGGGGGGGCAGATGAATGAGTAAGCTAAAAGACGTTGAATTGAAAAGCATCTTGCCCACTTCTATCTCGGAAGACGAGAACGTTAGAAAAACAGCGGACGCAGTTTCTAACGAGTTGACTGCTGTTACAACTCTCATCCCAAATGTCCTAGTCTATAGCCGTATCGATCAGCTGCCTGAAAACCTTTTGGACCTTTTAGCATGGCAATTTCACGTCGAGGATTATGATGATTCTGCGGACATTGACATTAAGCGTAAGCAAGTCAAGACGGCGATAGCCGTGCATCGATATAAAGGCACAGTGTATGCGGTTAAGGTAGTCGTGGAGGCTCTAGCTGGAGGAGCTAAGGTCAGAGAATGGTATGAATACGGGGGAAACCCGTATCACTTCCGCGTGGAACAGATGCCCGATAAGGTGCGATGCGGGGGAAGTGTGGAAGCTTTTACTCGTGCAATTGAAAATGCCAAAAATGTTCGCAGCTGGCTTGACGAATTAAGATGGCAAAGAGAACTAAAGGTAAGAAAACGCTATGCGATAGCCGCCGGTGTGTCAAAAGAGATAACCATCGGCTTACCAAAAATTAATAATGTGGATGTATTGCAGCCGAATCGATTTGCGACGGCTGCATTTCTTTTTAAGGAAATCTGGATAGGAGGAAAAAATGGCTGATTGGTCTGGAGCAATTATGACAAAACAGGGAAGAGCCCTGGAAGCAAAAGTAACCGCAGGCATCTGTAAGTTGGAGCTGACAAAGCTGAAGGTGGGAGACGGCGAACCGCATGAAATTGAAAGCATGACAGATTTAGCTGCGCCCAAACTTGATATTGGCATTTCATCCATTTCGCCCACTGATGCTGGTATTTGCGATATTGAAGGTGTTATCACCAATGCGGAGCTAGAAAAAGGATTTTATATGCGGGAACTTGGCATATATGCCACGGATCCGGAAGAAGGGGAAATATTGTACGCCGTAGCCACCGATAGTCATGCTGATTACCTGCAGGCGAAAGGAAGCAGCACTACACTGTCTGTCGGATTGCATGTGCAAGTGGTCATCACTAATGCTGATAGCGTAATGGCTATCATTGACCCGAAGGGACTCACGACTCGGACAGACCTTGCCGCTCACGACGAATCAGACGCTGCTCACGAAAACCGGTTTAAGCTCTTTGAGAAAATCGCAACACTCGGTGATGACATCATCAAAAAGCTGGCCCTCACGACGACCATCACAGCAATCAAAGCGCTCGAAACAAACAGCTGGTTCGGCCAGCTGCTCAAGATGGTGCTGACAGCTAGCGGGGTCAGATACCTTGCCGCTCAAAACGGGTACATCTGTTTTGGTTCATTTTTTGGAAACCTAATTATACAGTGGGGACATGGATATCAAGGTGATGTTTACTACCCAGTCGCTTTCAATTTGCTCATCCCTCGCATTTTAACCCAGCATGAGGGGATAGATTTTTATCAAACAAAGCCAAGCGCCGTTTCTTTAACTCGGTTTACCTTAACCGTCGTCGGCGACGGCACCGCCAAAGATGCTGATTGGTATGCCGTAGGCGCTTAAACAGTGGATAAGAACGGAGTCCACAAAGCAGCAATGGCAGGTTGCTTTGCCAGTTAGCTTTAAAATGGATTGCCTTGCTTCAATGGCCACGCTGGTTGGTTCATCTACAATCGCAGATAGCTTTCGTTCCGTCAAAATACAACAGCTTCAGCAATCCGGCATCAAAATCACTCTTGAATCTTCAAACCCTGATATGAGCGGCGTTTGGGTAATCAGCGGCAAATATCTCAGCCTCTGTTTGGGTCACAAAATATTCAACCGGTCGCTGACGTCCAGCTTCACTCACTACAAAAACAAAGGGCCGTCGTCTGCGGCCCGATAGATGCTTGATACTCCCATACCCATTGGGTTTTCTCATTTTTTCATCATCCTTTCACGAAAGAGGGTAAAAAACATGACAGCAACTAATGTATCTTACTACGCCGCGGCGTTTGACGCCACGGGAAAGCGTGTAGCAACCAAAATCTGTGACTTTAACCCGCTAAAAAATCCCAAACAGCGGGCGGCCCTATTGGACGAGGTCAAAGCTTGTGCAGCAAGCGCTGCGGTGGTCGACATCATCACGTCCGACGACTTTATCGCCTACCTCGACGGCAAGGTCCGAGACAGCAAGACGGGCCGTCCCGTTGACTACGTCCCGCCGGAACCGACCGCAGAAGAAAAGGCTGCCGCAGAAAAGGCATCTCTTGCCGCTGAGTACGAGGCTAACAAGACGGAGATGCTGACCGCACTGCAAGCAGCTACACTTGCCGGAAATTCCGACGCAGTGTCCAGTATCCAGCAAGATTATAAAGCTATGACAGCGGCTTACAAAGAAGCGGTGGAAGGAGTGACGGTAAAATGAGTTTTTGGAAACGGAAAAAATATTGTCAGTACTGTGGGAGCGAGCTAAAGTCCGATGGCAGCTGCAGCAACGAAAGATGTATCGCTTATGTCGGCGAAAAGAAAGCTAAGGACGAAGGAGCGAGCAAAGAATGAGCGATCTTTTGATGGAGGGGTCACACACGCTCATTAGTCTTGCCATCGGCGGGCTAGCCGGGTACTGTGTGGCCTATGTGACGGGCCTCAAGGCCGTGCGTAAGGGGATGCAGCTCATCCTGCGGGCGTCCCTCAACGATATGTACTGCCGTTTTCAAAGCGCGCCCCCGACGGTCGAGGAAAAGCTCATCTGGCAGGAGATGTACGGCGTGTATGAGCGCCTTGCGGAAAATGGCGTCATGCAGGCCAAGCACGAGGACGTGCTCCATATGAGTGAGAGGCGTTAGCAAATGTTTGAATTTGAAAAAATCGACGTTGAAAATATTTTGGTCATCCTGGCCCTCTCGGTGAGCCTCATCATGGCCGTCCTCAGCCATATGGACAACTTAGCCATGTCCATCGTGACTGGCCTCTTAGGCTATATCGGCGGGACCATCAAAGGAGGGAACGGAACTAATGGCAAAAATAGTAACAGTTGACGAGCTGAAGCAGCTGGCAGACGCAGCCCGGAACGAACTTTTTGAGCAGGCCAGACAGATGGGACGTGACCCGAAAATATACCTGCACTGGACCGCAGGACGGTACGAAGCAGACTTTGACGACTACCACGTCTGTATCCACGGCAATGGCAAGATCATGTTGATGGCAGACCTAACGGAGACGCTGGCCCACACGTGGCGGCGGAACTCCGGAGCTATCGGCGTTGCCCTTGACTGCGCCTACAACGCCACCAGCGACGACTTAGGCGACTACGCCCCAACGGCCGTCCAGATTGAGACGCTGGCCCAGGTCGCGGCAGCCCTTGCGGACGGACTGTGGCTTACCATCGACAAGCCCCATGTCATGACACATGGGGAAGCGGCAGACAACGAGGACGGGATTGCCTGCCACGAGCCGTACGGGCCTAGGACCACCTGTGAGCGGTGGGACTTGGAATATCTTGGCACGCCTGAGAGTCCGTCCTTTAATCCTTGGGCGACGGACGGCAGCCGTGGCGGCGACGTGCTGCGCGGCAAGGCTAACTGGTATCGGGCCACATGGAAAAAATGACATGCCAAAATATCGGCTATTTTTTTGACAGCGAAAGGAGATTAAATCATGAGCAAATGGACTGATGTGAGAGACAATATTGTTGATGCGCTGAATGTCGATGTCGTGACCGATGAACTGAAAGACCAGGTCACCAACACTCTGCTGGAACAAGTTATGCCAATCATTGAAAATGCCGTAGATGGCTTTTCTGAAAAGGTGAAGGCACAGGCTCCTCAGGAATCCGGCTGGTGCCGCGTCCGTGATGGCATCGTTCTGCCGCTGGTCATGGAAGGGCTGGTGTTTGTGGTAAAGACCGTGCTGACGAAAGCAACGGCGGAGAATGCAAAAGAAGAGACCGCCAAGGGTGTATAAAACCGAAGATTGATGATATAATAAAGGGCATAGCTGTTACTTGTGCTATGCCCTTATTTTTATGCGACTTCCCGCCGGATCCGGACTGTAAAAAAGTCCTGTGATACCAGTACGGTGAGGTTCGTATGTGGTATGGGTAAGTTCACCATTTGAAAAGGACTGCGAACCCCTTGCCTATTGGCAGGGGGTTCGTTTTTAGGTTCATGCTGCTGAAAAGAAAAATGAGACAGATAGAGGTTCTTGAGCTTTTCCCGGGATGGAAAAAGAAAAGGCACGAGGCGTTCCCTGTTTCCTCATGGAAAGAGCCATGAATTTTTGATGGCAGAAACCAATTTTTATCGACAGAACCGTCCCGTTGATGTATAATATCTATTATTTCACTAGGAAAGGAAGGACGGCGTATGACACGTGATGGCAGGGATCTTATCGTATTCCTTCTGCTGACGGTTCTTTTGATGGGCGGCATAATGATCTTGAAACCGGGTCAGGGCACGCTGCCTGCAGCCGATGTAACAACGACCGCAACACCCAAACAGCAAGCTAAATAA